ATCCCATCCATTATTACCGGATACATCTAATTTAATTCTTAAATAAACTTCATTTAATAAATCTGCATTAATAGGAACATGAATATCTAAAGTCATATTATCATATATAAAATTGTTGTTATTTTTATCATTATTAGATACAACTAACCAATCAGTACCGAATTGTGTATGTGTTTTAATATCTCTTTGAAAAAAGGTATATTCTGCATTTTGATTTAATAGTTGGTCTTGTTCTCCTCTAGCAAGTAATATAATTCGTGCATTTGACATAATAGTATTGTTTTATTATATCAAATGAAAAAAAGATATATTATGTGGCGAATGCTAAACCAGCCTTACCACTCATAATTCTCAAAACATTTATACTTAATGCATAAATATTAATGTATTTTGCAGTTAAATTATTAGTACTACCACCAAAAGTAAAATTATCTTTATCACGAAATAGTTTCATCTTTAGTTGAGCTTGTTCTAATTTTGAAAAATTAACTGAACCGGATGGTTGAGTATCTGTTGGATTAATTGCAAAATTATAGTTATAAAAACCCATACCAACAGGATATATATTAGATTTATAACTAGGAGCATTAGTATATGTTTTATTTAAATTATATACATTTAATAATGAACTATTAAGATGATGTTGGTAATCTTGAACAAAACGGAAATATTGTGGTTCTAATGGTTCAGTTACATCTTTACCATTCATAACAATATTACATTCTTTAATTTGTTCACGTAATACTGTTCCATTTCTCCAATAATTATAGTATAAAATACCTGTAGTATTATCATATTTATATTGAGTACTATTAATACTATTACTTAAGTCGACATAATTATCTTTAACTCCCCAAAATATAGATTTAACCGGATGATTAAAACGTAAGTCGAAACGATGTGTTTTATCTTCATATCTTACATCATCATCATTTATATATAATTGGACCGGATTATTAATACTAGATTGTACTTGTGTAATTAAATATTCTAATTGTTTAGATGAGAATAAAACTCTTTCATCTTTATCTAAATGGATATATTCACATAACATTTGCATACGACTTATAGATAAATCATCATTTTTAATAGTATTAGTGGTATTACTAGAATAAGTAGTAGGAATACTCTTATTATTTAATTTAACTTCAATTCTAACTGTTGAATATTGTAAAGCGATTAGTGGTAATGATAAACCAATATCGTTATTAAACCAGAATCTTAATGGAAGAAACAATGTCTTTTTATTATCTTCTGGGGAATGAATACCTGTCATTAATCCGGTTGCTAATTCTTTACGTTTATCTTGTAATAATTCCATATATAACATAAGCCAATCGCTATAGTGACGATCGATTAATTGACCATCTATAATAATATCAATATATTCGATGAAAGAATAACCGAATAAATTTACTGAAGATATATCAACTTGATTATTTATTTGAATATCTAGAACTAAATACATACGATGTAATAAGTCGCCACTTTTAGGTATATCAACATATAATTTTTTACCATAAGCGTCTTTTGTTTCACCGACAAAAGGAACGAATACTTGGTCTAATGCGAAATGAGTATGTCTCTTATAAGCACCTTTAAAGAAGGTGAATTGTGGATTACCTACTAAATATTTATCTTGCTCACTCTTTACGGCAAGTAACATATAACCTAAACCCATATTTATTTATATTATAAAGATATAATTATTTTCATTAGTTAAACCTATATGTAATAATTTATTACACAAAATATGATTATATTATAAGATGTCTCATAAAATAATAAATATTAAAACAAAAAAGCGTAAGGCGAAAAATTATACTAAAGAAGATATAGAAAATCTATTAGAAGATTATATACGAATTGATAATATTGATGAAGTACCTGTTAATAGTTGCATTCGTTATGTTACATTAGATAGTAATAAAAGACAAACTTTTAAAGAAGGAGGAAAATTAGTATCAACAACGGATAAATGTGTATGTTTATCAAAAGGTACTTTTAAGTGGTATGTTAAAAAGAAACATTATGAAAAACCGAATGATAAAGAGGTATTATTTGAAACCATATTTTGGAAAAAGAGAGATTATATGGATGATTTATTAGACCATATTGAAAACCAGACAAATGAAATTCAATTATTAAAAGAACAGTTAAGTATGTTTAAAGAAATATTAAAGATATTAAAAGATGAAAATAAGATTACTAAAAATGCTCTTGATATACTTAAAAATCAAGTATCAAAATGTAAAGAATTATGTATATCATTAAAAGATCGTAAATTATCTAAATCTCGTCATTAGTCTTTCTAGTAACTAATGTTTTGAACTTATTATATCCACTAGAACTTTTATCTTTAATAACTACAATACCATTTTTTAAACCATCAATAATACTATTAAAGTAACCATTTTTATACATAATAGCAGCAATAATAATAATAATAAAGATGAGTAGGGCAAGAATAATAGCTTTAGTAGAATCGCTATTTTGTTTTTCTATCATAGCATTATTAGATAAGATGGAACATTGATTTCGAAATGATTTATCATCATAACAACGCATAGCAGAACCGTAATTTTGATTATTAGATTTCTCTAGATTAGGATTATAATTAATAGTTCGACTATCATCTTTAATAGTATCTCTATTATTAGTATTAGGGAATAGAGTTTTAATTTTATCGAAGAATGTAATATTAGTATAGACGGGATTACTCATAACGATCCAAGTAACATTTTCAGTACAATTACCACGAATAGTAGAACCGGCATAAGTATAGAAAGATTTAGTTTCGGGTAATACATCGAAAATATTCCATTCATTACCTAATGAAAGAGTTTTGTAAGAGCCTGATTGTTGAGGGATTAAAGAAATGAATTCATTTAAGAATGTTTGTGTTCTACTTAAAATATTACTATCATTTAATTGTAAAAAGACGGAAACGATTAATATAGTATTACTAATTTTATTATAATGATGGAGCATTAATTCTGCGTCAAATTGTTTACCATCTATTTTATGTGAAGAAGGGCGAGTATAACTCATAGTTTCTAATTGATAGACGACATCTTTATAAATAACGCTAGAACCTGCATCATAATATAAATAGAATTCTTTGCCTGTATTTTCGATAGTACATAATGAACTACGATAAAAGAATAGGAGACTACATAATGAACTACATTCTGTTGCATTACTGGATATAATTTCGAGAGGAGATTGTTTTTTACCTGTAACACATTTATTTTCGATATCTGTCATATTATACTAATATTATTATGGATAATAAAATTATTATATAATAGTAAATATGAAAGAGTGGATTATAGGAATAATATTAGTAGTATTATTTGCATATTATCTAGGAATTACAATAGCATCAGTAGTAGATTATAGATTAAAAGATGCGATAATAAATTTACCGGAACAAAATAATACGATATATCTTAAAGTAGGAGAAGAACATTTTGAGGTAGAAAAAGATGATTATAAAACGAAGAAGAAAATAACAAATCTTAAAAAAAAGAATTTAAAGACTTCCAAATCATCCAAAAAATCTTCAAAAAAAAATAAAAAGTTTGAACATTTCGAACAACTTATTAAAGAAAATAAAGATGATACTATTATCGACCAAAATCAAAAAGCTTACGCTATTTCTTACAAATTAGCTAAATCTTTACAAAATAATACTCTTCCTTTTAATGGTTATAATTCTTATGACTATGACCAAGTATATTCTACATTTGAAAAATAAAAATAATCGATATAAAGATTATATCTTAAATTACTATAATATAAGATGTCATCATCAAAAATGGAAACTGAAAATGAATATGTTATAAATGAATGTAAATCATTCGACGAATTAAATTTAAATGAAGACCTTTTAAGAGGTATTTATTCTATGGGTTATGAAATACCCTCTCAAATTCAAAGGAAAGCTATTAAACCTATGATTGATAGAAGAGATCTAATCGCTCAATCTCAATCAGGTACCGGTAAAACAGCAACCTTTTTAATAGGTTCATTAAATCAAGTTGATAAAACTTTGAATAAACCACAAGTATTAGTTATTTGTCCTAATCATGAATTAGCACAACAAATATATTATAATTTCTCTTGTTTAAGTCAATACATGAAATTAAAAAGTGCTCTATTAATAGGTGGTATTCGTACCGACGAAAATATTAAATCTTTAGATGCAGGTGCTCAATTTGTTGTTGGAACTCCTGGTAGAATACAAGATATGTTAAAAAAATATATATTAAAATTAGGTAAATTAAAATGTCTCGTTATTGATGAAGCTGACGAAATGTTGTCAAAAGGATTTAAAGAACAATTATACGAAATTTTCCAATTCGTTCCTAAAGATTGTCAAGTTTGCGTTTTTAGTGCTACTATGCCAGAAAGTGCTTTAGAAGTAACTAATAAAATTATGACTAATAATGTCGTTCGTATTTTAGTTAATCCTGAAGAAGTTACTTTAGATGGTATTGAACAATTTTATTTAGGTGTTGATAATGAAAATTGGAAAATTGAAACTTTATGCGATCTATATGAAAGACTTAAAATTAATATGACTATCATTTTCGTTAATTCTCGCCGTAAAGCTGAATATATTAAAGAAAAATTAGAAGAACAAAATTTTACAGTCGCTTTACTTCATGGTGAAATGAAACATATTGAAAGAGAAAAAGTTATGAAATCTTTTAGAACCGGTGAAAGTCGTATCCTTTTAACTACTGATATTATTGCTCGTGGTATTGATATACAACAAGTTAGTGTTGTTATTAATTATGATTTACCTAAACATTGTGAAACTTATATTCATCGTATCGGTAGAACAGGACGTTATGGTCGTAAAGGTATTGCTATAAATTTTGTAACTGAAAATGAAACAGCTATTATAGATAGATTACAAAAATGGTATAAAACTAATATAACTCCTTTACCTGAAAATATAAATAGTTTATTTTAATTATTAAAATTAAGATTGAATTATAAAATATAATGTCTTCTATTAATATATTTTATAATAAAAATGTTGAATTAAATATGATCGTTGCTCATGATTCTAAATATGGTATCGGTAATGATGGTCATATACCTTGGTATATATCAGAAGATCTAAAATATTTCCGTGAAACTACTATTGGAAATATAGTTATAATGGGAAGAAAAACTTATGATTCAATTCCATCAAGTAGAAAACCATTAAAAGATAGAATTAATATTGTATTAACTAATAATCCTGAAAATTATAATTCAACATATAATCTGATTTATTGTAAAGAAGATAAATTAGATTTTTATATTGATTATTTTTATAAAAATAATAATATCTCTAAAGCATTTTTTATTGGCGGTAGTGAAATTTATAAAAAATATATGAATATTGTTAATAATTTATATATAACTTATATTGATAAAGAATATAAGTGTGATGTATTTTTTCCTACATATGAAAATAGATTTAATTTAATAAATATAGTAAATTCTATTTATTCTAATAGTGAAGGATGTTATGTAATTTTTAGACATTATAAGCAAAAATAAAAAACTATAGAGATTATATATAATGAAACTTCTTCAAAAATTTACTAATTTATTTAAATCTATTCCATCTTATATGATAATCGGTATTATTGTCGCCTTACTAATATTATTACTTATATATTTGTATGGAATTCCTACTAGTAATACAAAGAAAGAAACATTTGCTACATTAGAAACACCTACAAGTTTTATGATGTTTTATGTTGATTGGTGTCCTCATTGTACTCATGCTAAACCTGAATTTAAAAAGGTAATGAATAATTGTTCAAGTGGAGAATTAAATGGAAAGAAAATCGTTGTTAAGATGATTAATGCTGATGAAAATAAAGATTTAACTAGAGAATATAATGTTGAAGGATACCCAACATTAATATTTGTAAAGGATGGTAAAAATTATACTTATGAAGGTAATAGAACTGAAAAGGATATGATGAGTTATTTAGAAACAATGTTAAGATACTAAATTTAAAAAATATATATTTATAATATATAAAATGTCATCTAACGATATACCTGTTACGGTTGAAGATATATTTAAAGATATCGATAAAGCATTAAACGAATCTACTTCAAATAATACATCTATGGATAGTAGTAATGATACATATATGAATAGTAGTAATGATACATCAATGGATAATAGTAATGATACATCTATGGATAATAGTAATGATACATCTATGGATAATAGTAATGCTAAAGAAAGCGATAATCAAATTGTTGGAGGTAAAAAGAAACGTCGTAGTTTAAAGAAAAAACGTAGTTCAAAGAAGAAACATCATAGTTCTAAAAAGAAACGTCATAGTTCAAAGAAAAAACGTTCAAGTAAAAAACGTAGTAGTAAGTAAATTGCGTAATTAACTATATTATTTTATAATTTTATAGATTATAATATAATATGTCTAAATATGTTATAATCGGTGTTGTTACGGCAGTATTATTAACTATATGTGTAATAAGTTACTTCTTATATACTAGATATAAGAAATCAAATAATAAATGTTCAGATAATAGTTGTAATACAAGCCAAAATAAGACATGTACCGATGATTTATGTACAAGACCCGAACCGGAAAAGGTTGAACCAGTAGAAAATACAACATTAGTTAATGAAAATGATGAAGAAGTTGAAGAAAGTGAATAATTTATGATGATCTATAAGTAGGTTGTGGTTCATTATCATCTTGATAATTCGAACAATCTGCTACAGGTTTCCCATAATTTTCATAATGTTCTTCATACATACCTTCTAAAATATTTGTCATTTGAACACCATACATTACAACTACAAAAATTATTGTAATTGTTAATGCCATAGTAATATCATGATGAGACATATAAACGACAATAAATAAAACTAAAGCACGAAATAAAGGATTTGAGAATAAGGAACGAACTGATTTAGGAAGACCTATATGAAGACGAGGTCCATACATAGTTAAAAATAAAGCTAATAAACCGAATATATAAGAATTTTGTAATAAATTTTTAGAGAGCCACTTTTGCATAATTTATATATTATAGTTTTACATAAAAAGTTAAAATATAATTATTTTTAAAAATTTTTAATTTTTTTTATTTTTTTTATTTTTATCCATTCGTGTTTTAAAATGTTCTTTAATATCAGTAGCATCAACCATCATTAATATTAATAAAAATGCAAGAGATACTAATAAAGATAATTTAAGATCATGAGATGATAAAAATACAATTAATAATATAATTAATAGTCTAAACCATGTTGTATTAAATAAACTTCTTATATTTGATGGAAGACGTGGATGAAGACGTGGTCCATATATCGCAAGAAAAATAGCAAGAATAGCATAAAAAATAGGATTTTCTAAAGTAGATTCAATATACTTGATAGTCATTATATATAGTATAATTTAAGAATAAATTATTAAATAAGTTCGGATTTTATATCATCTAGTTCATTTTTCCAATTAGGATTATAAGTATTATTATTATCAGTTATAGAAAATTCAGTAAATTTTTCAATCCATTTTGTTTTAAATTCATTATAACCTATTTCAAAATATTTTTCTTTTAATTCTTTTGACATCTTATAATCCAATATTTCATCAACATTCGTATCTATAGATATTGTATTATCCTTATATAATTCTATTAATTGTTCTTCGGTAGATGTAGTTACAATACTAAAAATGGATGTAATATAATCAGTAATATTATTAATTGAAAATTTATGATTAGGATTAATATCTTTAAAAACAATACCAATCGTATTATCTAAATCATTTTTAAAATAGTCTATAGGATAATTACAACATACACCGCCATCAACATAAATTTTATCATCAATTCGTATTGGTTGATAATAAAGAGGGTATGAACATGAAATACGAATAGCTTTCCATAATTCAAGATTAGGAGTATGTTCATAAGAGAATATTTCTCTTTGGCGATAAGATAATTCAGTAGCAACGATTAAAAGTCTTTTATTATTATTAAAATTGAAAAGATCGGTAAATGTGGCATCTTCATTACCTAATTTAACTTTAATACATGCTTTTATAAATTTTTCTAATTGCTTGCCACTTTCTATACCAAATGTATCAAAAAAAGAAAATATATCATTAATATTAAGTTCTCCTATATCAGTTTTAAATATAGATAATAATACGGATAATTGTTTATAATTAATATTAAGATTAATCATAAGAGCAAATATAGAACCTACGGATACACCCATAATATTAAAGATATTATTAATAATTCCTATTTCTTCAAGATATTTAATAATACCAACATAACAAAGACCTCTTTGACCACCACCACTTAATACTAAATTTTTAATCATTATTAGATAGAATAAATAATAATGTTTATGTTTTTTATATATGATATAAATAAGATGTTAAATATATTCGAGTTGAATAGAAAAAAGGACGAAAGAGAAATAAAAAAGTTTAATATATATAACCAAATATTAGCTAAATGTCATACAAGAATACAATTAAGTTCTGAAAGAGATTTACAACATTGTGTATATAATATTCCTAATTTTGTAGCAGGATTACCTACATATGATAGTATAAAATGTGCAGAATATTTAATAGAAAACTTAAGAAAGAATGGATTTAAGGTATATTATGGTTATCCAAATATGTTATATATATCATGGTCTCATATACCTACAAATGTAACTAATCCTTATGTACAAAAGATAGAGACAGATATGATGGTTAATCCTTATAAGGATTATTCGAAGGAGATAAATATGATTACACATTTAACGACTGAAGTATCATCACCGCGACATCATAATATGATATCAGAAGAACAATATAATACGAAAGCATTAATAACGAGACCATTTAAATTTTAGAAACGGCGACCCATAGTAGATATATTTTCCATCATAAAAATGACAAAAATTCCGGTAGAAATATAAAGGATTACGTCAAATAGACTATCTTTATCAGAATATTTTTGAAGTTGAGAGATTTTATCTTTAAGAGATTTATTTTCTTTCTTAAGTTCATCTATTAATTGTGAATATTGATTATTAGGTGATTGAGAAGGAATATTTAAATCTTTCATTTCGAATTCGGATAAATGTTCTTTCATCATATATCTAGGTTTAGGAATATCCATAGGAGTTGGGTTATTTTCATAAATTTTATTAGAATAACCATATTTTTCAGGAGGAGGTGATTGAGTAACAACGTCTTTTTCATCATCAGGGTAAACTTCAACATTCCAAGCTTCTTCTAAAGTACAGTATGGCATTTTAAATACAAAATAGAAAAAAAATATGTAAATATTATATATTATTTTTAAATGATGAGAGACTTAAGTAAAATGTTATTAGACAATAAAACTTTAACAATTGTTTTAAGTATGTTAATTGTATTATATTCTGCATTAGCCGCACCAGCATTACCTAATAGTGTAGTATTATTCTTTGATACTTGGTATGGTAAATTATTATTTATGTTTTTAATAGCATTTGTAGCATCTCATAATGTACAAGTAGCATTAGTAATAGCAATATTATTTTTAATATTATTAAATATGGCGACAAAATTAGAAGTAGAAAAATTTAAGATGGAACGATTTGAAGATAAGAAAAATGCTGATATGAGTACTGAAATGACAAATAAATTAAAGAGTATTGTATGTGGTATGGCTACTGAAGAAGATAAGAATATGATGGTAAAAGATTTAGTAACAAAACATATGGATAAGGTAAAAGAAATGTTGGGTATGTCTGATAGTGAATTAAAAGATTTATTAGAAAATATACCTGAAATGACCGTTGAAAGTTTATGTGGAAAGAAAGAAGAATCTACAGATGTTAAAGAAAAATTTGAAAATAGTGTATTACAAGTTGAAGCAGCAGATTTATCATTAATGGGTGAATTAGGAGCTCCAGTTGATTTTTAATAAAAATTAATAAGTATTTTTTATATTTTTTAGAAAAAAAACTTACAAAAAAAAGAAAGACTATTATATAACATCATGTCATATAGAATTTATGGATATAACATAACCACCGAAATGTTATATGTATTAGTATTAGTAATATACATATCAATAATTTCAATATATACACCTAAATCATGGTTGTCTTTAATAAATCATGGATATATAAAATTTGCGATAATGTTATATATTCTTTATATATTATTTGTAGATAAGGAAATGATATTAGGAATATTTATGTTAGTTGCATTAGTAATAACGATAAATATGGATAATTCGATAAATGCTGCGAAAGAAACATATAAAGAAGAAAAGATGATGAAGGAGACATTTGAAAATAATGAAGAAGAGAACGAAGATATGACGAATGATGAGGAAGATCAGGAAGAATTTGATAATATGATGAGTGATAAGACAGTAAAGGATGTATTTGCGACATTACATCAGTCGATACATGAATTACAGAAGATGGTAGATAATAAGAATAAAAAAAATTAAAAAAAAGATAATATAGATATATAAATAACTATGCATTTTTTTAGATATTATACATTATTTTCAATACCATATATAGCAATACGAAATTTATATTATTATAGATATTTTGAAGATAAAAATAAGAATGATATGTTATATACTGCACGATTACAAAATATAATATTTAATTATCCTCTATTTTTAATATTAACACCTATATATGTAACAATGGATATGCAATTTATAGAAAAAAGGATAAGAAGAATACCATTAGATAAGGAAGATATATATATCCATTTTGTAGATAAATATAATTATAATATAAAAGATAAATATTTATAAAAAAAATGAAAAATTTTAGAAATTGTAAATAAGAGAGTTTTTAATGATTTTTTAGAAATTTTTTTATATAAATCTTTAAAAGTTATACATAATATTTAACGAGGTAAGTATTATCTTTGTTAGAAAGTATGTTATATATTAATTGTTATACAAAAGATAAAACATAAAGTTATACATAAATTTTTCTTATGTATAAACTTATGTAAAATTCTTGTAATAAAAGAGGATAATATGATCAAGATGCTCGAGATTTTTAGGAAAAAGCTAACCAAAAAGGGATTGCGGCTTCACCACCTTAATATAGTGCTTTTCAGGGCATATCGTCGCCGCCATGAGCGCAGCGAATTTAATGTTAATATGAAAGTTTTACATTGTTAAATCCATTTATGTATTTTATTTCATTCTTTATTACATAAGATATTACAATACTTTTCATCTTGTAATATTTTATGTTTATTAATCTATAATACTATTTACAAAAATTTAAAAATTTTTTTAAAAATCATTAAAAAGCCATTTTTTAGATTCTTAAAATTTTTTCTAAAAAAACTAAAAATCATTAAATATTCTTTTTTTTAGATTCTTAAAATTTTTTCTAAAAAAACTCTTTTAACTTTTTTAATTTTTATTTTTATATTATAAATATGTTCGACTCTATTAAAGAATATTTACACAAAATTAACCAAAATAATATTATTTTAGGTCTCGCCATGATATTAATGAATATTGGTGGTCGCTATATTGAAGTCGAATTATCTAATAATCATAAAAAATTCTTCTCTTCTAAATTAGCTCAATATCTTTTCCTTTTCATTATAGTATTCTCCGCTACTAGAGATATTGCGCTCTCTTTAATTGTCACTGTCCTATTTATTATCGTTGTACTTAATCTATTCCATGAAGAAAGTAAATTATGTATTCTTCCTAAATCTTTTACTGATATAGATACTAATAATGATGGTGAATTATCACCTCAAGAAATTAAACATGCTTACCTAAAACTAAAATCTCAAGGTAAAATTGATTAAATATCTAAATATTATAGTATTATTTAGTTATTTATAGTGATAATGTATTCGATGAACTATTTTGTGATGGCTTCTTAAATATGGTCTTCTTTCTTGAAGTTCTTTCAGTTCTACTTATTATTTCTGATAAATTATCATCCCTATTAGTGGATGAACTCTTTAAATCATCCAATATTTCATCTAATCCTTGTGGCGCTGGTATACTCTTACCTTTTGATGGTAATACATTTATAGAACTCTGACTTCTTACATCATTATTCGTTGTTGGTCGTGGGGCATATGGCGGTAAATCACTCATAGGTGGTGTTCGTGATCTACCCATCTGTGCCATATTATTCATCATTGATGCAGCCTGTCTATGTTCACTTGGCATTTGATTTACTGCCGCATTCGCAAATTGTCTCATTAATTCTGGGTTCTGTTTTAATATATCTTCTATTCCTGATGGTGCTGATTTAAACATTGAATTTGATAAATGATACATAAATCCTGAACCTACTACCATATATAATAATCTTAATTCAGGTGCGACATGACCTTTACTTCCATATTTTTCATGTAATTCTTCAAATACTTCATCATAATCATTTATATTTTCATATACACTTTCACTCCATCCCTTCAATTGAAAATTAAACATATTATAACTATCATTCAAATATTCTGCTCCTGTCGCAAATGTCATTAACATCTGTCTTTGAAATTTAATAGATGACTCTACCTGTCGTTCCCTCTTTATTCTATTTAACTCATATTTCATTTCTTCTAAATCACTACTCATATTAAATCTCTTTATTCCTTGTACTCCTAATCTTCTCATCTTTTCTAATTGATATAATACTTCCTCCTTTTCTCTTCTATCATCATTATACGAATTTGTAGGCATTCTACTATATTCATTTCTAGAACGTCTATCATCTTCCCTTATACTATTATTACTTTCCGTATCAACTTCAACATTATTATCTCTAACTAATGGTTCTTCTAATCTTATATCTTCCCTTTCCTTATTATTCATCTTTAATGGTAGATCATCATCTAAATTCATTCTACTCATTAATTGTTCCATATTTTCATTACTCTTATTACTTTTTGATAACATTGCACTAAAATCTAAATCATCATCTTCCCTATCCAAATCTATTTCATTCATTCTATTATTTTCATGTGGAGTAACCGGCGGTGATATATTATCTACCTTCTTTTGCTTATCTGGATTAACTAATAATTCTAATCCTATATTAACATCTTTGTTTGATAATACGTCCATATCTATCTTTCTATCATGTGTATTATTTTTAATATTTATTTTCACATTTTCTTCATCTTCAAATGTTTCTAATCCCTTCTTCTTTAATATAAATGGTGTCGTCATATTTCGTTAATTTCTTGTAGAAAACTATTTTTATATCATTACGCATATGATTTATTTCTTCTTCTTATTTAATGTCTTATAATATGTTAATCCCTGTAAATAACAATCCGCTAAATCATCCATCTTCTTATTTTTCTCAAAAAATTCTATTCTATCTTCAAATCCATTCTTTCTCAAAAAATATCTCGTATATTCTATCGATAAATATTTCCTTAATGCATATCCACTCTTCCCTTTCGTATCTATCTCTTCTCCATCATATATATCTAACTTCTTATTCGCATTAAATAATGCTATATTTTTAACACCATTTATTAAACAATATGAATATATAAACATTTGCACAGATTTCATCGTAGGATTTTTTAATACAGGCTGATTCTCTAATACTACTATATCACATTTTATTATATCTTCTATATAATCACCTAATACACTATTTATACTACTACATAAACTAAATAAAGGCTCTTTTATTACTGGCTTATTCTTCTTCAATTGTATTCGTTGATGCTGACTAATCGGATATAATAAATCTACACTTTTTATACATCCCTTCTTATCACAACAATATTTATCACTCACCTTTATTGTCGCTATTTTATCACATCTTTTCTCCTTTTTATCTATCATATCACATCTATTCTCTCTATCTTCTAATACATTTATCACATTCCATCTTTCTATTTTATGTTCATTATTTCCACTTATATCTAATATACATAATCCTAAATGTTTAATACCTATATCAAATGAAGCTATACGCATACTATATTAAATTATTCAGTATTTTATCTTTAATATATATAAATATGTATTCATTTATATTATATACTACATTTATAGGTATTATCGCATATTTTATAGATATACTATCACCACCTAAAAATAGATATAAAAAATGTAATAAAAATCTATATTTTCATATTTTAATTCTAATTCATCATATTTTCAATATTTATTTACAATTCGGTTGGTTGTCAAATAATATAAAATTACTATTATTTTACTCATTTATTAATATTTTTACATTATTACATTGGTCTTCTAATAATAATTATTGCTTTTTAACACAAATTATTAATAAAATGTGCAATATTCCTATTAATGAATATTTTAGAGATATTTGGTATTTTTTAGGTATTAAAAATTTAAAAAATTATGATACTTTACATTATATATATTTAATAATTACCCTATTCATATCAATATTTAAAATTTATCTTAATTAAATAATTATACATGAATTATAATTATTATTCATATTATTCATATTATTCATGTTATTCATACTATTATCATTATTTTTTTGTATTTCAATTCTTAAATCTTTAGATGATACTTCATTTAATGTAAGAGAACGTGGTGTAGATGGTCTCGAGTTTTCAGGAGTATTATTATATAATTGAAGTTGATTTGAACTGGATATATCCATATTACTTTCATCATAATCTTGATCTATATCACCTATATCATTTATATCCATATTCATATTTCTCCTTAAACTATTATTTCTTTTAGTAATATATTCACTATATTTTTCAGTATATTCTTTATCAATTTGTAATATCTTATCATCACAATTTTTTAATGTATCTTCTATAATTTCATGTATATCTTTTTTATGTTTATTATCAATATTAATTTTTTTACAACAACTACTATTACAACAACCTCTATTCTCAATATAATCATTAATTTCTTCAGTAAGGTCTTCATCTATTTCTAAATATCTATCTCTATGTGCAATAATCTGTTTAATAATGATACGTTTTTTATCATCAAGTCCTTTTTTCTTTTTATTATAAACATCAGCCGAATAATTGACAAGATTATCTTTATTCAATTCATATAATTCACCATAAATATTATTTAATTCTTGTATATATACACATTCTATATTACGTAATTTCTTAATTTCTGAAAAAATATTTATAGAATATAATTTTGGATATAAATAACGTATTTTTTGTGGAATAATAAATTGATTAACTTCCTTAATATCATGTATTTCTTTCTCTATTGATTGTATAAAATTATATAATTCATTTGTTAATACTACTTCATCAGAATTAGAGGGTGCATATAATATTTTACCTGCATAAAATTCGCATTTTGTTTGTAATTTATCAAATTTATATGCTGTAACTCTAAATGTTTCTGCTTTAGCATCTAATTTTAAATATGAAATCATTGCTAATATAAAACTATTAAATCCCATTATAACTGCTACTATTATACGATTTGTATCTGCACTTGCACTTAATATTGAACTAATTGCGGATATACATATAGCAGGAACCATTAACATATTTAATGAACTTTCAGCATAAGTTTTAGCTTCAATATATAATAATTTTTGACCTTTTAGATAAACGGAAATAATATCTAATGATGTAGATAATTGTGTTCTTAATCCCCAAAAAGTACCAACTATATCGTTTGAAAGTTTTTCAAATAAACCTACATCACGACGAGCCATAAATTTTAAATTTTCCATCGTATCATTTAAATTAGTTTCATAAGGAGATATACTATTTGTTCTATTAAGACTAAAATTAGAACTACGTAATTGAATACTTGACATTTTATATTAACATTCATATAAAATAACAAAAAAATATTTATTGTTGTGGAACTGATAATCCCCAAAAATTGTCCGGCATCTTAAATGGACGATTACTTGGATATTCCGAATCTCTTAATCTTTGTTCTTGTGTTCTCATCGGTAATGAATCACGACCACTGAAAAACTTTGCTCTATCATCCCAATATGCTCGTGGATATGTAAGCATTCTATATGGAATACCATCACCTAAAGGAATACTATGAACTTTATTATTACCTCCATCTTCTATAATACGAACATAAACTGTTGGTTGAACATATGTAGAACCTAAATTATTATAAAATGCATTAGGAAAATATACCTTAAATTCAAAATAACCATTTATTATATCTACTATACCTCTATTAGGTGTATTTTCAAATGCCATTTCTGCATTTGCATATGGAATACCTGAACCACTAAAAGATAAACCACGAGTAGATGGATTAGCAGCCCAATACATTAATTTAGCATTAGAAGTATTAGTTTGTATAGTACCTTTTATAATATAATCACCTGTTTTTTGTTCTAAAACAAAACCTTCACACGACATTTATATTTATAATATATAACGATTATTTTAAGAACAACGAGATACATTAAAAGGCATTGGTTCAGGATAAACATTCTGCATTCTTTGTGATTGTCCTTTTTCTGCAAAACGTTTATTCCATTCACCACAACTCATTTGTAAATTATCTGCATATTGTCTTCCTTGTCCTAATCCTTTAGAATCATATAAAGTTGAACTACATACTTTACTATTACATTTAACTAATGATTGTTCTGGTAACATAGTACCTTGGTCATATGGTTCAATACAAGGACCACAACAATTCTTTTGACAAGCATAATTACGATTCATTTGCATAATATCATTAGCATTATGAGTTAAAAAACGACGATATTCATGTGAATTTTGAATACCATATGAAGCACGAATTAAATTATTTGCATCACAATTAGGACGATAATCTGTAAAATGACGTGCATCATCCATACGTGGAGGACATTCGTCGTATTGATTATTATTAGCTTTTAATTTTCCAAAGTCTTGTGGATATATATTCATATGAGATGACATCTTTTATAATAATAAAAGAATATTTTTATAACGCATTTACACTATTCATCGCTTTTCGTGGTATTTCTATATTCTTTTCTAATAACATCTTTATTACCTGTTTCTTTGTTCCTTTATATTGTATATCACTTTTTTTACATAAATCTCTTAATTCATTCATAGTATAACTATCTTCAATCCATCTTACTTCATCATCATTTAATCTTTCCTTTTCATCAGTTTCCATTTCACTTTTATTACTATTACTATTATTATTACTATTTGTATCACTATCACTATTACTTTCTTTATCTTCATTTATAATATTTTCTAAATTTTCATCTAATACTGTATTATCTTCATGTTTCTTTATCATTTCTAATATCATTTCACTTATTCCATCTTCATCTTCTTCAGTATCTATTGTATCTTTCAATATCTTATCTATATCATCTATATCTTTTTCTAAACTTGCAACTTGATCATGTAATTCTTCATCCATAGTAGTTTTAGTAGAATTATTCATACTTTCACTTTTTTTATTTTGTTCTTTTTTCATTTCAGGATTTTTATGATATTCTGAAACTAATAACCACTCCAAATCAGACAATCTTAAACGCAATTCTTTATTTGTATTACTCTGTTTTATATATAATATTGATATAACAACACATAATAATAATATTAATGTTGCTAATATTATTAATACTAAATTAAGATTATTTGGCAATAGCATTTATTTATTTCTAGACTTTTTTATTATAAATTAAACTTATATGTTTTATTTTCTTTAAATATGATATACCCATAATGCTCCCATTTAAAGTATCTATTGATAAAGAATATAAACAACTTATGAACGATGTTATGAAGTTCCTTACTCTTCTTGTTGTTGTTAATATTATTATGTTTATGTCTAATCCTTCTGAAAATGTTTTATTTGGTAGTGTATATACTAAATTAATAATCTCTATCTTATTAGGTGTATCTACTTATTGGCTAGTTATAGATAAATTAGTTGTATTTGATTAAGAAAAAAACCTATGAATAATATATATGAGTCAAACTGTTTATACTAATAAATTCTATTTAGTTAAACCTATTTCAGATAGTATCCAAAATAATTCAGTAGATTATCCTCTTAAATCTTATCATTCTTGGACTAATCAACGTGGTTATGGTAATATTGTAATCGCTTCTAATGATTGTAAAAATAATATTTATGGTGCAATTTATCCATGGAATCGTATTCCTCCTTTACAAAGTCCTTTTGATACTTTTGTAAAAATTGAAAGTGCTTGGTCTTCTAAACCTATGGAATGTCCTTCTCAAAATCCATCATATCAATATCAAAGTACATGGAAACAATAAATGAAAGATTTTGATTTAAATTTATTTCTATACTCTATCTCAATTAAAAAATGAATATCTATATTGAATATTTACACAATATATATATTATACCTACTTATTCATATGAAACTTATGAAATGGCATATGAAAGAGGTTGGTGGATTGCATATAAACAACCCAAAAATGAAAATGAATTCAAAAATGTTATACAAAATAGTCTTCAATGGTCTTATACTAAATATTTCGGTGTAAAATACTCTTAATCACTTTTTACCCAAATATCTACATGTTTTTCTTTTACATCCAGCACGATGTCCTTCTATTCTTTTACATCTTTCAATATAACTAATACATGGCTTATCTATACAACTACTAATATACTTTTCTAAATCATAACTCCATTTTTTTATTTCTATTCTACTTTCAAGATGCTTATATATCGGATTTTTATTCATATAATCATTATATAATTCTCTTACCTGTTTAAATGGTATAACAAATCCTAAATATCTAAAAAATATTATATAATTATACATTCGAATAGTTTCTATCTGTGTATAACTCAACGGATAATTAAATATTATACTATATATAAAATCCCATCCAGGTATTTTTTCTATATTATTATTCACCTCTATTAAATAATTCTTATATAATTTATATACACTATCATATGACGGATCTTCATAATGTAATAGTCCTTGCTTCCTTAATTTATCATTAACTTTATTA